TGTTAGTGTGTCTGTTTCAGACAGACGCATCAACAAAGCCACAATGGAACGCTATGGTGTTGTTCGCAGTGGTGGCTATTACTACTTCCCCTATTACGATGGCAACACCCAACTGGTGGCAGCTAAGCGTAGAGAGGTGAAGGATAAGAAGTTTACAACAGTGGGTGGGTGGAGCAAGGGTACTCTGTTTGGGCAGAATCTGTACCCATCCAATGGCAAGTATCTCACCATCACTGAGGGGGAGTTTGATGCACTGGCTGCATACCAATTGACAGGTAGTAAATATCCTGTTGTGTCTATACGCACAGGCGCAGGTAGTGCATTGAAAGATGCCAAAGCAAATTACGAATACATCAATAGCTTTGAAAATGTAGTGCTGTGCTTTGATGGTGATGAGGCAGGGCAGAAGGCAGCAAAGGAAGTTGCTGAATTGTTTGGCAGTAAGTGCAAGATATTTAAACCTGATCCCTCATACAAGGACGCATGTGAGTGGCTTGCTGAAAGCAAGGAAGCTGCATTCGTAGCCCGTTGGTGGGCAGCAGAGCCATTCATACCTGATGGTATTGTTAGTGGTACTGGGTTGTGGGAGCTAGTGTCTAAACCAATGGAAGCAGCCGACTGTTTCTATCCTTGGAAGGGACTGAACGACATCACCTATGGCATCAGAGCAGGTGAGCTAGTTACATTCACAGCAGGTAGTGGACTAGGTAAGAGTCAAACCCTAAGGGAAATTGTTTGGCATCTGTTACAGAACAGCAGTGACAACATTGGCTTGATGTTCTTGGAAGAGAGTGTGAGAAAGACTAGCCTGTCCATGATGAGCCTTGCTGCTGACACGCCTCTGCACCTGCCTACATCTGTGGTGTCTGATGCCATACGCAAGGACGCATTTGAAAAGACACTAGGCACTGGACGCTTATACTTCTTTGATCACTTCGGTAGCACAGCCATTGAGAACATTGTCAATCGTGTGAAGTATATGGCTAAGGGACTGGGCTGTAAGTATGTATTCCTAGACCACTTGTCCATCATCGTATCCAGTCAAGACAATGGTGATGAGCGTAAGGCCATTGATGAAATCATGACCAAGCTTCGGATGCTTGTGCAGGAAACTAACATTGCTCTCATCATTGTTAGCCACCTCAAGCGTCCATCAGACAAGGGACATGAAGAAGGTGCAGCCACTAGCTTAGCTCAGCTAAGAGGTAGTGCAGCCATTGCACAGCTTAGTGACATGGTGGTGTCTCTTGAGAGGAATGGTCAAGCTGATGATCCCATTGAACGTAACACCACCAAGGTGAGGGTGTTGAAGAACAGATACAGTGGTCAGACTGGTCCTGCTTGCAGCTTGCTTTATAACAAAGACACTGGCAGAATGTTTGAGATTGACGATACTATGGAAGGGATGATGCTATGAAACAGTGGGATGGTCTTGATGATTCCATCATTGGACAAGCTTCCATATGGAATGGTAACAAGAGAGTGGAGGTCTTGGTCTACGATGCTGACAAGATGATTAAAGTATTTAAGGACAGAGATGGTATGACTGAGGACGAAGCCCATGAATATATTCTTTTTAACATTGAGAATTCATACATAGGAGAGGACACACCTGTATTGGTGTGGCAAAGATACGATGAGTGATGGAGGAAAGGGACATGCTCAGCGTCCTAAGTCAATAGCTGATGAAGAGTGGGCTACTAGATGGAATGCCATCTTTGGTAGAGACTCATTAGAAGATTACAAACAGTCGGAGAAAGTTAACAATCTCCGACAAAATGATAAGGACAAGGACGATGATCTTCTTAGACATAGAGACAAATCTCAAACATGACGCCATATGGTTGTGTGTTACTAAGCACAACACCACTGGGGAAGTGAGGCACTGGCGGGAAGCCGACAGCTTGCAGCAATACTTAGAGGGTGAGCAAGTGGTGGGCCACAACATCATTGGCTTTGACGCACCTGTCCTTAAGAAGGTGTGGGGTGTTGGCATTCCTGACAACAGTCTGGTGGATACGTTGGTGATGTCACGGCTGTACAAACCCGACATTGAAATTGTCGCAATTATGTCGGGCAAAGCCCTAAAACCACACAGCTTAGAGGCATGGGGTCACCGCTTAGGCAGCTACAAGATAGGCTTCACTGACTTTGACAGTGGATGGACACAAGAGATGGCTACTTATTGTGAACAAGATGTTCAATTGTTAGAAAAACTGTACAACTTTTTGACAACAACCATGATAAGAGAAGGGTTTTCCCTACAAAGCATTCAGCTTGAGCATGAGGTGGCTCTGATCTGCCGAGGCATGGAAGAGAACGGCTTCATGCTTGATATGCCTAAGGCTATGGCGTTGCATGCCACTCTCAGTGGGCGTATGTCTGACATTGAAGAGAGTATGCAGCAGGTGTTCCCTCCCATCGTAGAGCAGCGAGTCTCTGAGAAGACAGGCAAGCAACTGAAAGATAAGATTACCATTTTTAATTCAGGTAGTAGGCAGCAGATTGCTGAGCGATTGGCAGGGCTTGGTGTTGTCTTCACAAAGAAGACAGACAAAGGCAATGTCATTGTGGATGAAGCTGTGCTTGAGAAGATTGACTTACCAGAAGCTAAGCTTGTAGCTGAATACTTAATGATTCAAAAGCGTGTAGCTCAGATCAGTAGTTGGCTTGAACTGGTAGCCGATGATGGCAGGGTGCATGGCAGAGTGACAACTAATGGCGCAGTTACAGGAAGGGCGACACACAGCAGTCCTAACATGGCGCAGATCCCTGCAGTGGGTGGTCCATATGGTGCTGAGTGCAGAGAGGTATGGACAGTGCCTAAGGGGTACAAGCAGGTGGGTGTAGACCTGTCAGGCATTGAGCTTCGATGCTTAGGTCACTACCTGAATGATAAAGAATGGATGGATGAGTTGCTTAAAGGAGACATCCACTGGTTCAATGCACAGAGTTTTGGCTTAGTTGACAAAGGCACTGTGAAGGATGATAACAATCCTGAGCATAAGAAGGCTAGGAATGTTACCAAGACTCTGACATATGGTGTGCTGTATGGGGCAGGAGCAGCTAAAGCTGGGTCGATTGTTGGTGGTAACAGTAGCAAAGGCAAGAAACTTATTGATAGTTTTATCAATAACACACCCGGCCTTTCTGCTTTGAAGAAGAAGATATCTAGGTTGATGGCTAAGGGCCATCTCCCTGCACTGGATGGACGCAGGGTGTGGGTTAGATCAGAGCATGCAGCATTGAACACATTGCTACAAAGTGCAGGTGCTATCGTAGCTAAACAATGGCTTGTTGAATCAACAAAGCTGTTGCAAGAGAAGGGAATAAATGCTAAACTGTTAGCGTTTGTTCATGACGAAACACAATGGGAAGTGCGAGAAGATCAGGCAGAGGAAGCAGCTAGGCTCATAGAGCAAGCAGCTACCAAAGCAGGTGAGGCTCTAGGTTTCCGTTGCCCAGTTGATGCCGAAGGAAAGATTGGCAACAACTGGCGTGAGTGCCACTGACGTTACTAGTGGGTTTTTATATTGGAGAATATTATGACTGAAGAAAAGAAGGCGATTAAGCTTAAGGCTGATTTGTTCTGGTGTCAACACACTAAGATTAATGAGATGTCTGGCAAGTTTCAAGTTAACTTGTGCAACCTATCTGATGCTGCTGTTGAAGCATTGGAAGAGATGGGCATCAGTGTTCAGACTGGTGAAGACAAGAAGGCTGACATGGGCAGGTACATCACTTGCAAATCAGAGAAGCCTATGCGTGTCTTTGACGTTGAGAACGATGAAATCACTGAAGCAATTGGTAATGGCAGCAAAGCTAAAGCCTTGGTGTCTTCATACTCTTGGACATACAAGAACAAGAAAGGTGTTAGCCCTTCATTGAAGAAGCTGGTTGTCACTGACTTGGTTGAATATGCTGCAGCAAGTGGCATCAGTGCAGACGATGAGGATGTATTATGAACTTTAATATCACATTAACATTAGACCAACTTAACTTGGTGTTGGCTGCTTTGTCTAAGCTTCCTTTTGAAACTGTTACAGATACTATTGCTGTTATTAAACAGCAGGGTACAGAGCAATTGAAAGCTTTT